CATGACTAGACTTTTGATCATATTCCGAGACAGGAAGCCAAGTGATAGGCCGCCCGCCAGAAGGAATCTCGTAGGATTCACCTTTCGCCAATGCCACTTCTTCTTCTTCATGGAGAGGAACTGGTTGGATCTTATGGTGTCGTGAAAGCTCCTCGCGAGTAGAACAAGCAAGGAGGTTGTTTCTATTCCACTTTGCCCAGCGACGCTGTGAGCGAGTGAAACCAGGATCAACACCCTGAGAATTGACACCCAATCCACCCAGAAGTATGTGTCCGCAAAGGTTATAACGGCCTTTGTGGGTCCACTCCTTAACCTCTCGAAGGTAGTAGTGCTTGAGGCGTGATAACGTTCTCTGTTTGTTACGAGAACCAGCGAGAGTTTGGTTAAAGACATCGACAAGACTCAGCTGTCTGTCCTCAAGACGACAGGCAGTCCTGACATTTGTCAGAAGACCAATAGGTAGGTAGTCAATCTTCTTGAAAGAACGATGACCCTCCTTGGATTGAACAACCCAACACTCACTGTTGACTGTGAAGATGGAGTCGTGAACGTAATTCTTTCCAACACTCAACTCGAATCCGAGTTGGCTGATTACCCGCTTCCAGATCTCATAAAAGGATTTGGGATTGCTGGGATCAGGCTTTGTAGTGCGAAAGAGAATATCGTCACCGTTAATGAGAACAGGCAGATCATGAGGCTCCAATCTGACGCCCAGATACTCCTCGAGTGCCATCCAATAACCCACAAGGTTGATAGCACACAGGATAGGGAATGACAGATTACTCCCCATGAGTTGACCATTAGTTTGATTGGTCATCCACCTCTTCTTCCCCGTCGAATAGCACAGTCGCTGCTCGTAGAGAACATCCCGCAAGATGTCCTTATACCTGTCACACGTCAGACCATGGTTAACGTGATGGTGTGCGAATCCAGATGAGATGTCAAGCATAGAGAGGACTTGCTCAAAAGCAGCCTTGGTAGCATTGATATCCAGCCCATCGGTAGCCCCCTTGTAATCACCAGAGACAACCCAGCTAAAATCAAGATCAATATGTTGTCCTGAAGCTGAGAGGTGTGGTGACACCCGGTGGATCACGCTGTCAGTCTGATTCCATAGCCATTCAATGTGGTCAATGCAGAGAGGAGTACCCGTTAACACAAACTGAGGCATTCGTGCCAGAGTCTCTCGCATTATCTTTTGTACAGGTCGAGCTAACCAGTACTTGAGAGCATTTCCCTTGGAGATGGTGCGCACTTTTAGTGGCTCGGTCAGTGCTATGATCTGCACTCTTGTGTGGTCATAGTCATCGAACTCTAAGCCTGTTGCACACTGCTCATCAAGAGGTGTTCTATCAGGGAACTGGTTGAGTTTTGCAGGTTTTGCGAACTCTGTGAGCTCTGTGAAGGAATAGGGACACAAATTCCCTCTCTCTTCCCTCACACCTGTCTTAGGAGTGTACCACATTGATAAGAGATCACGTCCCTCCTCAAAGTCCTTCTTTTGCCACATCCACACAATCTCTTTGTTGACTCCATCAGCGTATTCCTTCAGGTCAATTGATCCGAAGTTGTTTGCGATGAGTCCCTCACTGAGTTGCATGTTGGTGCGGTTTGAAGTCTGAAGAGGAGCATGTAAGTTCTCATACAAATGACCATGAGCTCCGCCTTCTGCGACAGAAGCCTCGAAGCATGCCCCAGTCTTCGGTGGAAC